AATGATTATGATTAAGTCTATTGTTTCTAGTATTGTTGCTATCAGTGTTCTTGCTACTCCTGTAGTTGCAGAAGCCAAGAGTCGTGGTGACCACCGTGCAGAACGCAGCGAACGCCATCGTGGTGGTCGTGTCAATACCGGTGAGGCTATTGCTATCGGTGTAGGTGCCCTCATTCTTGGCGCCGCTATCGGCAGCCGCCGAGACCAAGAAGTTGAGCGTGAAGTTTATGACCGCGAGTATGACTATCACTATCGCGGCCGACCCAACCGTCACAGCGATGCTTATTATCGGCCTGCTCGTAACTGCCGTATTGCAGAAGTTACTGAATATGACTACTATGGTAATCGATATATTCGCCGTGAGCGCCGTTGTTTCTAAACGAATCACTTGACATTTGGTCGCGAATCGACTATAGTAAATAATGTGATTGATTGATTGATGAGGTTTTGTGATGTCCCAGTTTGCTGAAAAGTCGATTCTCGCCAAGTTGTTGGCGACCGAAAACGTAATGGTCGAACACCAGAAGGTGCCGACTGCCTATTTTGACCTGCAAAATCGCACGGTCGTTCTTCCCATCTTTAAAGAAATGTCCGCTGACCTCTATGACCTCTTGATTGGTCACGAAGTTGGTCACGCTCTCGAAACGCCTGCCGCTGGTTGGCATAGCAGCCTCTCTGAGAAGGGCGCTGGCTTCAAGTCGTTCCTTAACATCATTGAAGACGCCCGCATCGAACGCAAGATGAAGGACCGCTACCCCGGTATCCGTCGCTCGTTTTTCAACGGCTACAAGGAACTGTTCGACCAGAATTTCTTCGGCGTTGAAGGCATGGACCTCACCAAGTTGAAGTTCATCGACCGCATCAACCTTCACGCTAAGGTTGGTGCTTTCCTCAACATCAAGTTCTCGACCGAAGAACAGACTTACGTTGACCGTCTCGACCAGCTCCAGACTTGGGATGATGTGGTTGCTCTGGCTACCGAACTCTACGAACGTGCCGAGACTTCGACCGAAGAACTCGATTTCGAAGAATTCATGAACGCCATGAGTAGCATGGCTGACAGCGACGGTGAGTTTGACCCCACCGCAGATTATGTCGAAGTTCCTGGCGCTCCTTCGGCAGAGCAGGCTGAAAAGCAAGACAAGCCTCAGCCGTCTGCTGGCAAGTCCGAAGAAGAAAAGTCCGACGACCAGCAAAGTGGAGGCCAGACTGACAAGACCGAAGAAAAGTCGGACGAAGAAACCGACCAAGCCTCTGACAAAGCCTCGGACGAATCTTCTGACAAAGATGTCGAGAAGACCGAAAGTGATATCGAACCATCTTCGTTCACTGACCAGAACTTCCGTGACAACGAGGACAGTCTTTTGGACGCCAGCGCCCGTGAGACTTTCTACTCCAAGTTGCCAGTTCTGAACCCTGCTGATTATGTTGTCGGCATCAAGACGGTTGAACAGATGCTTAAATTCACCGTTGGTGGCCGAGCAAAGATGAACGGCAAGACTGTCGAACAAGTCAAGATGGACCTCTACAAGGACTTTCTGACTACGAATGGCAAGTACCTGTCTGCTATGGCTCAGGACTTCGAGCGTAAGAAGACCGCCCAGTCGCTTATGCGCGCCCAGACTTCTAAGACTGGCCGTATCAATATGGACAAGGTATGGGCTTACAAGATTACAGAAGACCTGTTCCTTCAGAACACGGTAGTTCCTAATGGTAAGAACCACGGTATGATTCTGTATCTTGATATGTCGGGCAGCATGTCGCCCAACATGGCTGGTACCATGGAGCAGTTGGTTCTGCTTGCTTCGTTCTGCCAGAAGGTTCGCATCCCGTTTGAAGTTTATGGCTTCATCACCAACTCATATGCGCCTGATGACTATAGTCGGTCAATTCGTAGCCGTAACGATTACACCGACAAAAAGAACCTTGTGATTAACGACCCTAACTTCCGTATGCTCCAGCTCGTTGCTACTGGTGTTTCTGGTGCTAAGTTCAAGACCCAGATGGCAAATCTTCTAGCACTCGGTAAGTCTTATGACCGCCACTACGTTGAACTCTATCTTGACCATTCAGCCCAGACCGCTTTCGGTCTTGGTAGCACTCCTCTCGAGGAAGCTATCATCATCGGTCGCTACATTGCCGAAGAATTCAAGACCCGTAATCGGATTGAGGTTCTCTCGTCGGTGTTTCTGACAGACGGTCAGGGTGATGCCAACTTTGGTGTTGCCGGTGGTCGCGACGGTGATAGCTTTCGTAAGAACCTTGCGATTGTTGACACAAAGACTCGTCGCACCTTTAAGGGTGAATATGACGGTAGTAGTTATCGTTCTACGGCATTCTGCCACGCTTTGCTTGACCTTTACAAGACCACCACTGGTTCGCGTCTGATTAACTTCTATCTAATGAACCCCTATGACCTCAAGTATATCATTGCTCGTTCTGGTCTAGATGGTGTGGTACAGGACGCTGTCCGTAAGTCATTCAAGAAAGAGGGTGCTGCCCTCCTCAAGAATGCGAACGGCTTTGACGACCAGTTCCTTATCAAGTCTGGTCGCAGCCTCCAGGTTCAGGAAGATACTCTTACTGTAGACTCGAACGATAAGAAGGAACTTATGAAAGCCTTCAAGACATTCCAGGACAAGAAAGCAATGGGTCGTGTAATCCTTTCCAAGATGGTCGAAGCGGTAGCCTAAAAAACTTTCGCTTTGACCCCAAGAATCGCTTGACATTTGGTCGCGAATCGACTATAGTAAATAATGTGATTGATGATGTTTGTTTATGAAAAAGGTGATTTTATTATGACTAATACCCGTGAAGCAATGCTTGCTGCCCTCCGTGCCTCTGATACAAATGGTGGCATTTTCCGCAAGCGTGAAGTTATTGCCGTGTCGAATGCTCTTGGGCTCAAGAGCCGCATTGCCGACAAGATTATGGAAGAGGGCCTGAAGGTCTCTCGCGGCGTTTACGATTTGTCTGCTGCAATGGCTGGCGTGACTGCCATCTCCGCTCCAGTGATGCCCCAACCCGTTGCTGAAATTGTGTCGAAGCCTGTTGCTAAGACCTTGATGCAGCCTAAGCTGGAAGTCACCATTGATAATCTGGTGCCCCGTGTCGATACGACCTACGTTCCTTTTGGTTTCTATCGTGACCTTATCAAGGTTCTCAAAGCAGAAGCCTTCTACCCCACGTTCATCTCTGGTCTGTCTGGTAACGGTAAGACCACGATGGTTGAACAGGCTTGCGCTAAGTTGAAGCGCGAGGTTATGCGTGTCAATATCTCGGTTGAGACCGACGAGGATGACTTGATTGGTGGCAACACCCTTGTCGATGGCAACGTGGTGTACCGCGAAGGTCCTGTTCTCACCGCCATGAAGCGTGGTGCAATCCTTATTCTTGATGAAATCGACCGTGGCTCGAACAAGATGATGTGTATGCAAGCCATTCTCGAAGGCAAGCCTTACTTCAATAAGAAGACAGGTGAGACGGTCTACCCTGCAAAGGGCTTCAACGTGATTGCCACTGCTAACACCAAGGGTCGTGGTTCCGACGATGGTAAGTTCATCTCGGCCCAGATTCTTGATGATGCCTTCCTTGAGCGTTTCGCCATCACCGTTGAACAAGAATACCCATCTGCTAAGGTTGAAAAGCAGATTGTCATGAACAAGATGGAAAAGGCTGGTGCGATTGATGAAGAATTCGCCGACAACCTTGTCACTTGGGCTGAAATCATCCGTAAGACTTTTTACGATGGTGGCATTGACGACCTGATTTCGACCCGCCGTCTTGAACACATTGTCAACGCCTTTGCCATGTTCAAGTCTCGCCAAAAGGCAGTTGAACTTTGTGTCAACCGCTTCGATGCCGATACCAAGTCCGCATTTCTTGACCTCTATGGCAAGGTAGATGCCAAGATTGATATCGCGCCTACCGAAGATGCGAATGATGACAAGTTTTTTGATGAAACACCTTTCTAAGGAGATATGATGACTATTCAATACAAATACAATGAAGGTGACTTGCTTCGGCAGGTCACCGAGTATGTCAACGCCACTTATGGGCAGCACTACTCGCAGAATAAGTACCAAGCTACCGAGTTTATCATTGATGGTGGACATGGCGTAGGCTTCACGGTTGGAAATATCATGAAGTATGCCCAGCGTTACGGTCATAAGGGAACTCCCGAAGACTGGCGCAAGGACCTCATGAAGGTTATTCACTATGCCATCATTGCGCTGCATGTCCATGATAAGGAACAAAAGACCAGTCTAGCAGAACTTGGTCGAAATGTCAAGCTAGAACCTGCTCTTGCTACTGCCTTGTCAACTGTCACTTTAGGTGATTATCGAATTAGTGATGATACTATTACTATTGATTCGGACTTTACGTTTGTTCCTGACTGGAACGAAAACAATATGGGTGTCAGTTCTCTCTTGACAACCGACGAAATTCCTAGTATAACTGTTACTGGTACTAAGACCAAAAAGAAAAAGGGTTAATATATTATGAAGATTTCCAATGAAACACTATCACTTCTAAAGAACTACGCCGGTATCAATACCAATATTCTGTTTCGGCAGGGTAATGTAATTGGTACCGTTAGTCCTGGGAAGAACATCTTTTCACGCGCCACGGTAACTGAAACCTTTCCGCGTGAGATTGCTGTCTACGACCTGAATAGCCTGTTGGCCCTTCTTACTCTCATGGAAGATCAGGACGTAGATTTTGGCGAGAACAGCATCAAGGTTAGCAAGGACGGGTCGAAGTTCGAATACTTCTATTCAGATCCTGGCACCGTGACCGCTGCGCCCGACAAGAACCTTGAGATTGAACCTGTGTGGTCGTTCGATCTTTCAGCGGATGAAATCAGTATGATTCTCCGCGCCGCATCAATCACCTCGGCACCTATCATCAGCATTGTATCGGATGGCGCCCAGGTTCAACTCAAGGTTGGCGACCCCACCAATTCTTCGGCAAACTCTTACACTAAGACTATCAGCACCGATGCTGCTCCTGTGTTTGATTGCCGAGTGAAGACCGAGAACCTCAAAGTCTTGTCTGATAACTACACTGTCACGCTTGGTAAGAAGCGCGCCATGGAGTTTAAGAGCAAGGGTCGTGAACTCGTTTATTACATTGCAATGGACCCTGCGTCCTCTATCTAAGGAGAAATAATATGACTAAGTTTGAATTCACATTTAATGCCCGCATTCCTTATGATGCAGAAGAAGACCCTCGTGATGTTACCATTGCGTTTACCACAGGTGACCTTGATGAAGTTGTTCGCCAGTTCAACAAGCTCCTCATCCTTAATGATTTCGACGCACAGGTGGCGATTGTATAATGGCTGAGAAGTTTAAAATTAAGCACAAATGGGATGATGAAGCAAGCGAACAGGAACTACCTGAGATTGTTCCTGCTGTAGTCTTTAAGACCCGTGTCCGCGATAACTCAATTGAAGGTCCAAATCCATTCCGTTGGGAAGATAAGACAACCTATGATTACTTTGCAGGTAAGCGTGTAGTTCTGTTCTCTCTTCCTGGTGCATTCACACCGACATGTTCTACCATGCAACTTCCTGGTTTCGAACAGAACTTCGCGGAGTTTAAGGCCCTCGGTATCAAGGACATCTACTGTGTATCTGTCAACGATTCGTTTGTCATGAATTGCTGGGCCAAAGATCAGAAGATTAAGAAGGTCAAGATGATTCCTGATGGTTCTGCTAAGTTCACTGGTAAGATGAAAATGCTTGTCGAAAAAGACAACCTTGGTTTTGGTCATCGTTCGTGGCGCTATGCATGTGTTGTGAACAACGGACAGATTGAGAAGTGGTTCATTGAAGGTGATGTTATTGAAGATAACATCGATTCGGACCCCTATGGTGTAACTTCACCAGAAAACATTCTTGACTGGTTGCGCAACAACTGATATAGTGAATGCTGGTCACTAAGCCAGAGTCCGTGGATGCACTAACATCGCGACGGACATTTTATTTTATTATGGAGAATGAATATGCGTGAAGACTTCCTCTGGGTTGAGAAGTATCGTCCTCGTAAGCTGGACGATTGTATCCTTCCCGACGAACAACTGAATACCTTTCGCCAGTTTGTGGCGACTGGTGAAATTCCCAATATGCTCCTCTGTGGCTCGGCTGGTGTAGGTAAGACTACCATCGCCCGAGCCATTTGTGAGGAACTTGGTTGTGACTATATCGTTATCAACGGTTCAGAAGAATCTGGTATCGATGTTCTCCGCACCAAGATTCGAGAGTTTGCATCCTCTGTCTCGTTTAGCGGCAAGACTAAGGTTGTTATTCTAGACGAAGCGGATTACCTGAATCCAAACTCTACTCAGCCAGCTCTTCGGGCTTTCATTGAAGAGTTTGCCAACAACTGCCGTTTCATCTTTACATGTAACTTCAAGAACCGCATCATTGCTCCTCTCCATAGTCGAACTGCGGTGATTGAATTCAAGTTGACTAAGGCTGACCGACCTAAGATGGCTGGTCGTTTCATGAAACGCCTTGGTGATATTCTTGAAGCCGAGGGTGTGCAGTATGATGACAAGGTTGTAGCCGAGGTCCTCAAGAAGCACTTCCCAGATTATCGCCGTGTTCTAAATGAACTCCAGCGATACAGCGTAAGTGGTACTATCGATGCTGGCATTCTAGCCAACGTCCAAGAAATCAACATGAAAGAACTTGTTGATGCCCTGCGTGGTAAGGACTTCAAGAAGGTCCGTCAGTGGGTTGTAGATAATATCGACAACGATCCGGGTATTGTCTTCCGTAAGATTTATGATACTATTCTGGATGATGTCAAGTATCCAGCCGCTCTTATCGTTCTGCTTGCCGACTATCAATACAAGTCTGCTTTTGCTGCTAACCAAGAAATCAATCTCGTAGCCTGTCTGGTTGAGATTATGGCTGGAGTGGAGTGGAAGTAATGAATGGTATTCTAGAGGGTCTAGGTGATCCGAAGGTAGAATACAAGCCAGAAGACTTTGTAGAGAAAAAAGCTAAGATTTCTCCCTTCGATTTCATCAACGATATTAACCACAAAAAGACCAATCTTATTGTAGATGAGTGGTCCGAGAAACAATACAATCCTTGGATTATCAATCGTGGTTTGAGTTTCAGTGCTGATACTGTTATTCCAGCCAACGAGATGAACTGCCGTCCACACCTAGACAAGTCGATGCAAAACTCTTTTCTTATAAATACTATTCGTTCAAGAAAGCGATTCGATAAATGGATCAAACTCGAAGACGATGCAGTAATTGAGATGATTAAAGAGTATTATGGCTATAGTAATGAAAAAGCTCGCCAAGCTCTTACAATTCTCTCGGAAGAACAAAAACAAAAAATAAAAGAGAAATTGTATAAAGGTGGTAGAAAATGAGCGAAGACTTTTTTGATATTGACTTTCCTGGCTATGCGCCACTCGAAGTCAATCTAAAGAATCCGGATGACTTTCTAAAGGTTCGTGAAACTCTTTCGCGTATCGGCGTTGCATCTCGTAAGGATAAGGTTCTTTACCAATCGTGTCACATTCTACACAAGCAAGGTCGTTATTTCATTGTTCACTTTAAGGAACTCTTTGCCCTAGATGGTAAGGATGCTGACTTTAGTGATAACGACCTACAGCGTAGAAATACGGTGGCACATTTGCTTTCCGATTGGGGTCTAATTACTATTCTGAATCCAGAAATTCATGAAGACAAAGCACCCCTCAATCAAATCAAAGTAATTGCTTACAAAGAAAAGAGCGAATGGGAACTTGTTCAAAAGTATAACATTGGCCGCAAAAAGTAATTGACTTTCTTCTAAAAATGTAGTATAAATAGAGTGTGTCATGCTTCGGATGACACACTTTTTTAATCTCGCTTAATAGGAGAAAACAAATGAAATTTGATACAACAAGTATTCCTCACATGGACCGTTATTTCGTTGGCGCAGACCGTGTTATGAAAAGACTAGCAGACATTGCTGACCATGCAAGCACCGTCGCCACAAAATTTCCTCCATACAATATCAAGAAAGTCGATGAAGACCGCTACGTAATCGAACTGGCGGTTGCCGGATTTGGTAAGTCGGAGCTTGATATTGAATTACAAGAAGGTAAATTGTCTATTCAAGGAAAGTGCGAGTCGCCTGATGCCTCAGAGTATCTTTACAAGGGAATCGCCGAGCGAGGATTCAAACGTGAATTCACCCTTGCAGATAATGTTGAAGTGAAAAGTTCTACGCTGGTAAATGGTATGCTGAAAATTTTTCTTGAAGCATTCGTTCCAGAAGAAAAGAAACCTAAGAAGGTAGAAATTCAAGATGAAGAATATCCTTCACAGGCTGCTGAATTTTTAGCAGAAGGAAAAACTAAGTAATGTTTAATCATAAGTTTATGGTGCCCATTTCACGGGCCGCCCATCTTACAGTGGCAAGTTTGCTAATGTTGGTGGGTTATGCGATTTTAACTATTTAAGGTGAATGCTATGTCCAATATTAAATGTATAAAGCTAATCAGCGGCGAGGAAATCATTGCTGACATTGATGAAAGTGTTGAGGGTCTCGTTGTTCTACAAAAGCCTTTATTGATTATGATGGTACCTAACCAGAACAATCAGTTTGGTATTGGACTAGCACCCTTTTGTCCGTATGCTCAGACCGGCGATATTCCTATCCGGGCTGGTGCAATAGTTTCCATTTTCGAACCAGACACTGGAATGAAGAACGAATATAACACTCGTTTCGGTAGTGGTATCGTCATTCCAGAAAGTAAGATTATCATATGAAGAACTTTATAGCAGCCCTATTTCTATTCGCTCTACCGACTGTAGCTAATGCGTCCCCCTGTGACCAGTTCTATCCTAATGGAAAAGAAATCAAGGTCCCCAATACGGTAGTTCTATGCAATTCTTTCTTTGCGACAGTTTACGATGACGTAAACAACGCAACGGTATTTTCTACTGAGATTGCTCAGGCCCGCACGGTAAAGGTTGCCCGCACAGATGATTTCCGAGGTGATAAGCGTATCGCTGATACTCCTGTTCCCTCTGATTATACCAATAGTGGATATGACCGTGGTCATATGGTACCCGCGGCGAATGCCGACGAGAAGCAAGAAATGTCTGACACATTTTTGATGACTAATATGACACCTCAATTACCATCTGTAAATCGTGTAGCCTGGAAGAATTTGGAGGAGAGGGTTCGTTCTGTTCCCTTCAAGTGGGTTGTTACTGGCGCCCACTACGGGTCGTCAATCAAGTGCAATGTAACAGTAAAGTGTATCGGTAAGGCCAAGGTACCAGTTCCTCTGTTTCTTTATAAGATTGCCTTTTTCGAAAGCGGAAATGTTGCTGTCTATATTGTTGACAACGTAACTCCTAAGTCGCAAGTTGAAACTATGAAGCTAGAAGAACTCGAAGCTAAGTTAGGATATAAATTGCGATAAACCTCTTGCCTTTTGTCATGTTTTATAGTATATTAGTATTTGAATTGAAAAGAGGGTTACATGAAATTTTACACAAGCGCACATCAATATGGCTCCAAGATTCTTGTTCGAGGTGTTCATAATGGTGTGCGCTTCAACCGTAGGGAAGACTTCTCTCCCGTTCTTTATGTAAAGAGCAAAGAAGAAAGTGTTCACAAGTCCCTTTATGGTGACAATCTCCAGCCGATTGAGTTTGAGAACAACAACGCAGCCAAAGAGTTTATTCAAACCTATGGTGAAGTAGATAACTTTCCCATCTACGGTCAGACAAACTTTGGCTATCAGTATATCACGCATAAGTTTCCCGGTGAAATCCAGTGGGACATAAATGCACTAAAGATTGAGACTATCGATATCGAAACGAAAACTGAATTTGGTTTTCCAGATATCAATAATCCCATTGAAGAGATTCTTCTCATCACAGTCAAGGACCTAATCTCTCGCCAGATTATTACCTATGGCTGTGGTGAGTTTGATGATATCAACTCGGAAGAAATTCGCAACCTTCGTGCCGCTGGTAATAAGTTCCTGTATGTCAAGTGTGATGATGAACGTGACTTACTAGAAACTTATGTTCGATTCCATTCTGACAATCATCCAGATATCATCACTGGTTGGAACGTTGAACTTTTCGATATTGCATATCTGATTGCCCGAATTGAGAGGATGTTCAATGATGAGAATGCCACCAAGAAGAAGTTTTCTCCTTGGGGTCTAGTGCAACGTAAGAACATGAACGTCATGGGGCGTGAAATGTTTACCTATGAAATGAAGGGTATCGCCGTTCTAGATTACCTGGACCTCTATAAGAAGTTCACGTATTCTAACCAAGAGTCCTATAAGCTAGACCATATTGCCTCGGTAGAACTTGGTAAGAACAAGCTGGAAAATCCTTATGAAAGTTTCCGTGAGTTTTATACCAAAGACTGGCAGAAGTTTGTTGAATACAACGTCCGAGACGTTGAAATTGTGGACGAACTTGAACGTAAGTTGAAGTTGATTGAACTTATTCTTACCATGGCATATGACGCCAAGTGTAATTACAATGATGTTTTCTCACAGGTTCGCACCTGGGATTGTCTCCTTTACAATCACCTGTATGATAAGAACATCCACATTCCACAGAAGAGAGACCAGCAAGGTCGCGGCATCGAAGGTGCCTACGTTCAAGAACCTAAGCCAGGTAAGTATGACTGGGTAGTTTCTTTCGATGCTACCTCTCTGTATCCGTCGATCATTATGCAGTATAACATGTCACCTGAAACCATGGTGAATGGTTATGTCAAAGACACTACCGTTCGTGGACTTCTTGATAAGACCTTTGACCTTGATGACCTCAAAGCCAATGATTATTGCATGACCTCTAATGGGTATTGCTATAATCGCACGAAGCAAGGCCTGTTTCCTGAAATCGTAGAGAAGTTCTTCGGTGACCGCCAACGTTATAAGAAGTTGATGATTGCCGCGCAGAAAGAATATGAAAAGACCAAAGATGAAAGACTAAAGAACGACATTTCGAAGTATAATAACTTCCAGATGGCAAGAAAGATTCAGTTGAACTCTCTCTTTGGTGCCATGGGTAATGAATACTTCCGCTATTATGATGCTCGCGTGGCTGAAGGCATCACAATGACTGGTCAGTATATCATTCAAGAAGTTGGTAAGGCACTTGACGTTTATCTCAACAAGGTCGTAGGAACAAATGGACACAACTACTCTTTCTACAGCGATACTGATTCTTGTTACATTTCCCTGGAGCCTCTTGTTAGTAAGTTTTATCCTGATATGGACCGCGATAAACTCATTGGCGTTCTCGATAAAATCTGCGAAGAGAAAATCACAGAGGCAATCAATAAGAGTTGTGATGGACTTGCGAACTACACGAACGCATTTCAAAAGAAGATTATCTTCAAACGTGAAGCAATCGCGGAACGTGGCATCTGGGTTGCAAAGAAAAGGTATGCGCTTAATGTCTATGACAACGAAGGGGTCCGCTACGATGAGCCGAAACTCAAGGTCATGGGTCTCGAAATCGTCCGCTCGTCTACGCCCGCGCCGGTTCGCACGAGCCTCAAAGAAGCCGTCAGACTCTGCCTGACTTCCGACGAAGCAACTCTACAGAAGTTCATTGAAGAAACCCGCGATGCCTTCTACAAGATGTCGCCAGAAGAGATTGCATTCCCACGGGGCGTAAATGGGCTGTCTAAGTATACATCTACGGCTGATATTTATGGCAAGGGAACACCGATGCATGTTCGAGGTGCCTTGATGTATAACCATATGATCAAGAAAGCCAACCTTGATAGGAAGTATGAATTGATTCAAGAAGGTGAAAAGATTAAGTTTCTTTACCTCAAAGAGCCAAATACAATGCATGAAAATTGTATCGCTTTTCTTGGAATCCTTCCAAAAGAGCTTGACATCCACAGGTATATAGACTATAAGATGATGTTCCAGAAAGCATTTCTTGACCCACTTAACATGATTGTCGGTGGCCTTGGTTGGTCTACTGAGAAAAAAGCAACATTAGAGGACTTATTCGCATGAACGCACTACTTGACAAACTAAGAAAGAATAGCACAATCAAAGAAACCAATGTGCTATCAGAAAGCAAACTGTTTAGCACTAAGGATTTAATCCAGACTTCTGTTCCCGCATTGAATGTGGCTCTGTCTGGTAAGTTAGACGGTGGACTGACACCAGGTCTGACCATCTTTGCTGGTCCATCAAAGCACTTCAAGACAGCGTTTGCTATGATGCTAGTGAAGAGTTTCTTGGACAAATATGATGATGGTATTGTTCTGTTCTATGACTCGGAGTTTGGTGCTCCTCAGTCATACTTCGAGAACTTCGGGATTGATACTGGAAAGGTTGTTCATACTCCCATTACCGATATCGAACAATTGAAGCACGATATCATGAAGCAAGTCAACGAAATTGAGCGCAAGGATCGTGTTATGATTGTCGTTGACTCTGTTGGTAACCTTGCTTCTAAGAAAGAAGTTGATGATGCTCTAGATGGTAAGTCGGTCGCAGATATGACCCGTGCCAAGCAGATGAAGTCCCTGTTCCGTATGATTACACCTCATCTTACCATCAAGGACATTCCTATGGTAGTTGTCAATCATACTTACATGGAAATCGGTATGTTCCCGAAAGCCATTGTCTCTGGTGGTACAGGCATCTACTACTCGGCTGATAACATCTTTATCATTGGTCGCCAGCAGGAGAAGCAGGGTACCGAGATTATCGGTTACAACTTCATCATCAACGTAGAGAAGTCTCGTTACGTCCGTGAGAAGTCCAAGATTCCTATTGAAGTTACCTTCGAAGGTGGTATCAGCAAATGGTCTGGCCTGCTAGACATTGCTCTTGAAAGCGGCCACGTAATCAAACCTTCTAACGGTTGGTACCAGCTGGCAACAGAAGAAAAGAAGTATCGCCTGAATGATACATACAACAAAGAATTCTGGATGCCAGTGTTGACTGACCCAACTTTTAGTGAGTGGGTTGAGAAGCGGTATCGTATGGCAGGTGGACAAATGATGGAGGGTGAAAATGTGGAAATTCCTGACGAAGATATTTCAGAAGAATACGAAAATCTGTGACCAATGTGGTTGCGGCATCAATCCTAAGAAAGATGCCGCAATCTGTCTTCATGGTTCAGAACATGGCCTAACTTTTGAGAAGTGGGTATGTGAAGAATGTTGTATGAAGATTGCTAATGATTATGAAGAAGATTTTGAACTAGAGGATATCGCAATTGCAGAAGAAGATTGAAACTATTATCCTAAGTAAGTTGATTTCGGATGAGGATTACCTGCGTAAGGTAATCCCATTCATCAAAGATGAATATTTCTCAGATAATGCCGAGAGGCTAATCTATCGGTACATCAATGAGTTTGTGACAAAATACAATTCACTTCCGACAATTGATGCCATCAACATTGCTCTACAGAATGACCGCAAGGTAAATGAGAAAGAGTATCAACATGTCACCGAAACTCTGACTGCACTTGATGATGACGTAGATGCCAATGAGAAGTGGCTTCTAGACCAGACTGAAAAGTTCTGTAAAGACCGAGCGGTGTATAATGCCATCATGCAATCTATTCAGATTATTGATGGTGAAGACAAGGTTCATTCGCAAGATGGTATTCCCTCCATTCTTCAAGATGCATTGTCGGTAGGGTTCGACAACAACGTAGGCCATGACTACATCGATAACGCCGAAGACCGTTTTGATTTCTATCACCGCGCAGAAACTAAGCTGCCGTTTGACCTTGAAATGTTCAACAAGATTACCAATGGTGGTCTGCCAAACAAGACATTGAACATTGCCCTTGCTGGTACTGGTGTTGGTAAGTCGCTGTTCATGTGTCATATGGCCGCTGGTGCCTTGGGACAGAACAAGAACGTTCTGTATATCACCATGGAAATGGCAGAAGAACGTATCGCAGAACGTATCGACGCCAACTTGATGAACGTCAACATCCAAGAACTCAAGGACCTGTCCAAGTCTATGTTCGACCAGCGTATTGCAAAGATACGTTCAAAGACAGAAGGTCGTTTGATTGTCAAAGAATATCCAACAGCCAGCGCCCATGTTGGCCACTTCAAGGCTCTGTTGAACGAACTCCAGTTGAAGCGAAACTTCAAGCCAGATGTTATCTTCATTGACTATCTGAATATCTGTGCCTCTAGTCGGTACAAAGCATC